GTTCAAAGGAACGTAACGATATACATCGTTGTACTTGTCATACTGATACTTGTATCCGCTGTCCATTACAGCATAAGAAGTTGAACGACATACGTTTCGGAAGTCAGTTACATCGCGCTCGATATCTCCAGCAGCATTGTTGACAACATCACCGCGTTCTGGCGACAGATATACTACGCAGTCTTTACGAGTTTCTGCAATATTATCAATCAGATAATTCGGCAACTGAGTACCAATTACAGTACGACCTTGGAAAGTTGTAGAACCACCGATAGATTTACCAGTCAGAATCAAAGATACGTCAACATCTTCAGCAGACTTGAATAAATCGAATGCTCGAATAACTGGCGACAATGCATCTCCGGAACTTTCTGCTACGCTATCTGTACCGCCAACGAAAGACTGAACATATGGAGCATCGTTCGTAGAAGAAGCAAGACTTTCAGCAGCAGCAGAAGTAGCATTTGCTCGATCATTAGCAAACCAGATCCAACGCGAACCTTGGTTAATTACTTCTTTGTAATAATTTACTGCGCCATCATCGTTCTTAGCATCAGTAGCACGAGACAATCTCTGCCATACTTCAAGAGGAGTTCCTGGCGTACCAGTAATCTTACCATCTTCGTCATAAACTACAATATGCATTTCGTCTAGCGCTGAAGTATTACCTTGCGCCAACTGCCAGTTAGACTGTCCAGGAGATTCTTCTGTAATACCTTGCCCTGCCCAGAACCGCTGGACTGTGTCTGACGAGAAATCTTCGGAAAGACGATAACGATCTGAGAAAGAAATTGTTACCGTTGCTTCACCAGTTTCTGAACCGAGTTCTTCTGTTTTAGTAACGCTTCCTTTCGCAGTAACTTGAAGATACTGTGTAGAAATTGTGCTGTTACCAGCGAGAACTTGGTCAGTAATTGCGATATCAGCCAATACTGAAGTAAGTACAGCAGCTGAAGAGTTTGCATCGCCAGAAGCACTGTTAGAAACTGAAATGGTAGCAGTGTTAGAACCAACTGTAAACACAATGTTTGCAGTGCCAGTGTTAGCAGCATCTACTTCTTCGAGAGCAACGTTGCTTTGATATGCGTTGGCACTATCACAAACAGAAATTTGCAAAGAGTTACCAAGCGCACCAGGATATTTCGCTACCCACTGAATATCAGCGTCATAGGTGCCATCTTTTGTTGCATTATAGTGTTGCTCGTTTTTAGTAACTTGCAGAGCAACGTTCGCTTCGCCAGTATTGGCAATTGCGTTGTAAGAAGTTGTACTCCAAGCACGACTTACATATAGGGCATCAGAATATGCCAAATAGTTCGCCGCAGTAAACCATGTCTCAAAATTATCGTTATTTGGCTTGCCGTAACGGTCGACCAACTGATCTTCGCTTTGAATCAGCAGATAATCTTCTACTGGTCCCCAGCGAAACATACCACCGATTGCTGCTTCAGTTGTAGCAACCTGCGGGATGACAGTAGTCAGGTCGATTTCTGTTACATTTACGCCTGGACTGAGTTGAAAAGGCATAGTATCTTCTCCCTTATAGTTTTTCAACGGTTGAATAATAAATTATTCGTGTATATTATTTATAAAAATCTAAAATTCTAGATTTCGTCATCACTAAACAGAAACGAATCGCCACTGACCGCCATCAAAGGTTTTTCTTCAAACATATCATGCCCAGTATCAATAATTCCAAATGGTGTTAATTCGTTTAACAATTGTTCTTCATTCATGTCTCTTAATTGACTAATGGTATTTATATCAGTTAATTCTTTAAAGAATTTTTGATTAGACAACCAAGCAAAGAGAACCAGCCCCATGACAAGATCATCATGGCATCCTGCTTCTGCTTCCCAACTGACTCCCTTCTTACTAAATGTAGAAAGTTCCTTAATTGTGTTGAAGTCATTTAAGATAAGTTGATCCTGCTCAATCAGAAGTTTCAGTATCGAGCAACCAATAGACTTGACAGTTTTAGTTGTACGAATACCTTTGTCGCCTTTCGATGAGAATCCTGTAGTCAATCGCTTACCACTACGACCGCTGTTCTCAGTAAAAAGCATATTTTCATATTCAAAATCTTCATTCAATGTAGAAGCAACTTGTTCACCAATGTCGTTTATTTCAACCATGATTTGCGCTTCATTATAGAATTTACCAAACTGATGTAACACTGAAGCATAATCCATTGGTGTGATCATATTATCTCTAAATGTACAAACCTGTACATAGGGCATTTTGGTAATATCAATTACTTGAAACGCAGAGTAATCTAATCCCTTGCCCCGAGAAACATCAACCACAATTACATAATTACGATTTAGTTGTGGTCGATAGTACATTGTTAATCCACCGCGCTCTTCAACTGGATCGCGATAAACTAATTGTTTGAGTTTGCCGCCCGAGATTAATGTACCAGAACTGCCAATAAACTCACATTCCATTTCCTGTGAAAATTTTTCGTGATCAAAATCCATCGCAGCGAGTGTTTCTTCTTTCCATTTCTCATCGCGCCCAGGAACATCATACCACATGACTCTTACAAACTGATAACCATTCTTCTTTGACTTAGCACCTTCACAAGTCTTATAAAAATGATTGAGTCCGTTCGGAGTAGAAGTTAGTAGAATCTTGGTGGTTGTTCCGGATGATATTGTAGGGAATACTGAGGCAAAGAATTCGTCCCAGTTCTCAACGAATGCGGTCTCATCAATGTAAAGGAAAGATACGGATTTACCACGAATAGCAGAAGAGGAAGTAGCGGCAGCAACAATTTTTGATCCATTTTCAAATTCAACACTCCCTTTGTTCCATTCTACGACTCCTTGTTGCAACCACTTCGGAAGTGCTTCGTAAGCAGTTTTAATCCGATCGAGAATTTCTCTTGCAGCGTCTCCTTTATTTGCAAGAAGAGCGACAAGTTTATGATCATTAAACAGAATATAATGAAGGATAAGGCAGACAGCAGTCGTTGTCTTACCTGCTTGGCGCGAAGTAACCACGCACGTTCTTCGATTGTTTGTTGTCTTTTCAATAATCTCTCGCTGATAATCGTAAAGATCAATTGGTATTAGACCGTGGTCAACGTGGACAATTTGTATGTAGTTTTGAGCAAAGTATATAGGATCTTTCGCGCAAGAAACATACTCGCGAATCATATCCTCAGTCCATGATATATCTACACCTTGCCTTTTTAAATTTGCATTACCAAGATACGTGCGATATTCTTCAATATCCTCAATTGGTTTCTTCATCATTCTCTTTATTAATCATCTTCAATAGATCGCTGGTTGAACCAACGAATAGGTTATTATTCACGGTGTTTGGTGCAGTTTGTTGCTCTACATTAATCAGTTTCTTTTTCTTATCATGTAAGTCAATCAGGTCTTTATTCAATTCACTCAAGTTTTTTATCAATCCAGAAAGAACTTCGTAAGATCGTGGATGCTGAGATTGATCAGCGATGGCAAGCAACTCATCCATTGAACGAGTGCCTTTCTCAATCAGATCATACATATTTCCACGAACATACTCAACATCAGTCTCTGCCTGTCGATCAACAGAAACTGGTGGTTGATATGTTGTTGGAAGTTTTTCTTCTTTTTCTATTGGCGTCAGTCCAAGGACTTCGCCGATCACATCATTCGCCATAATTATTCTCCGAAATCATCTGGGAAAGTTGACTGTGTATCTACAATATAATCCCAGTTTTCTTCTTTCGATATTAAACTTTTATCTACTGTTGCCGCTGCGTTTGTAGTCGGAGAACCATTCGCCAGTTGACCAGGATATACAGTTACGCGCGAGGCAACTTCAGTATTCCCTACAGCATCGTCAATGTCAGTAAACAGCGTTGCATCATAGAATTGAACATTCGCAAGTTTGATAACACCTTGTTTCTTAGTTGGTCCAAAGAAAAACCCTTTCATTGTGAAATCTAAAGTAAAGATCAAAGATCGCCTTTCTTCAAACGAACCTTCATATACATCATCTTGCGAAGTATTCGTTAACACCAACGGAATATCTAACGTGATATCAGGATCAGAAACTAACTGTACTGTTGTTGTCCACTCTGGTGTAAAGTATGGCAGTATCTGCTCTAGAATTTGTGTGCCGTCTTCAACAGTCTTTACAAAAATTGATAGTGAAAACTGTATATCATAAGGAACGGGATTGTACTGATACTTGCGAACATCTTCGTTTGAAGTGTTAGTCTTTTCAACGAAACGATTGATTGTAGAAAGTTTCCTTTCTGGGGCATAGTTAAACCCTGTGATCTCAAATCCCATTCTGGGTAATGTAATTGCGAATGGTTGCTCTTGTGGGTCTAGATCTACATCCAAACCTTCTATACGAGCAAGAAACTTTTCCCTTGGACCATATGCCAGTGGAACTTTAAAAGACTGTTTTACATTGCCGCCAGCATCTTTTCGATTAATCCAAACATCATTGAACAGTGTGCCAAATAGAATGACATACTTTCTCAAAGTACCATGATAGAAAGTTTGACCGAACATTAAATATTACCTTCTGAGAATGGATCGGTTTCTGTGAAGTCAATAATACCAGCACCGCCTGTCTGGAATGTTGCGTTTTCTGAGAAAGGATCTTCTACGCTATAAGAGTCTGCTGCTACTGGTCTTCCAGTGTTAGCATCCATAATCACATCACCATTAGCATATGCCGAATCTGTATTAGAGACCGCAATATTTCTTGAATATAATTCTTCAAGGTCATCAATTTGTGGGATGCCTGTGTTAAGATCTTCGTGACTATATTCAAACAATTCGCAACGCAAATCATAACATTGTAACGCACCAAGTTGATAGAAGTTCGGTGCTTCGTGTTCAGCAAATTTAACAACATAAACTTTTTCCGTCAGTGGGAAATAAATCAGATCGCCCTCTCTCGGACGTTCTATAATTTCTGCTGCGCCAACTTCATCAGCGAACACGCGATTGGCAACAGTGAATGTAATTTCATCTCGAATTTGAATATTAAACTTAGATAGGAAGTCGCCTTCGCCTTCAAATCCTTCTACATTCTTAATATACATCTCAATGAGATATGCATCGTTGTATGATGAAATTACACCTTCGCCGAAAACGTCATCTTTCTTTTCGATCGTGCGTGGACAATAATAAAGATCGTGTCCATAAATTTTAATTGATTCGATGATTAAATCTTCGATGAGATTCTGTTCAGAATAACTCTCAAAATTATTAAAGAAGACGTTAGTCGACATGTAATTATCCTATCATATCAGAAACTGGAAGCGAATAGTTTATAATCATTTCTTCTTCAAGTCTCTTAACTTCGGTATCTGCGTCGTCGTATATCTTTTGTCCGTTAAACGTAACACCGCCTGGAAGTTGCAATCCTTCAAACTTTGTAAGATTACTACCCCATTGCCTTTTAATTAATTGCGCAGTGTAGTGCTGTAACCAACGATCTGCCCAAACGTCAGTGTATACATCTGGGTCTACAACTTCATATGCTTCTACGAGTAGATAATCGCCAACAGTCATTTTATCCTTTGACATGTCAAGGTGAAGTGTATCACGATGGCGATTGTATCGAATAGGCGATTTGCCTACTAAAATCTCTTGTACCAATCCTAAATGAGTCAGCGTCATATAATAATTAAGCAAACCAACATTGGTCAGCGTGTATAAGTCATTCAAAGCAACCTGATAGCGAATATTAAATAAGTCGCCAGATGAAGTTGACGGATCGCCAATCTCGAAAACTTTTACAACACCAATGATATTCTCAGGAAGAGTGATCGACTGCGTTGAAATTGTATTCGCAGTGATCTGATGTTTATAATATGTTTTCTCAGTTCCGTCGAAATGGTAATCCCAGTAGAATCGCAGTGCTTGGTCAATCCGATCATCAACTTGATCATCATCGACATTAATCTCGATTACTGGTTTACCAAGCGAACGCAGACAGTATTCTTTAAATTCGTTACGGCTACTTGGCACTGCCATATGTCAAAACTCCCTTGAAAATCTAGTGTAAATAAAGTATAATACAATTGTATTTATAGGTATGAGAAAGTAACATTGATGAAAATTTGTTTTGTTGATACCCTCGGACTTTGTTATGATGGAACCACCCTTGATAAAAGGGGATTGGGCGGTTCTGAGTCTGCTGTTATTTTAATTTCAAGAGAACTTGCTAAACTCGGATTTGAAGTTACAGTATTCAATGACTGTATTAGCGATGATGCACGCCCAGGAAAATATGATGGAGTGCTTTATCGTTCGTTGCATGACATTGAACAATATCAAAATTACTTTGATATTTATATTGCTTCCCGCTCGGTTGTTTCATTTGCACCTAATGATATGAAGAAACAATTTAAATGGGCAGAAGGATTACCGAATCTAGAAAGCGTGGCAATGACGTCAAAGCATCGCGTACTCTGGATGCATGATACGTTTTGCGATGGTGATGACCTGATTGAAGATTTTGTATTGCAAGGCAGAATACATGAAATCTTTACTCTGTCTGATTGGCACACATCATATATTACAAACTGCGACCACGGCAAGCGCAGAAGTTTTGAAACTTTAAAGAAGCATATCTTTCAAACGCGGAATGGTATTCGCCTTTACCATGACTGGGTTGACATTTCAAAGAAAGATCCTAATCTATTTGTTTATAACGCATCAGTCACCAAAGGTATGATTCCGCTGGTTGAAAAGGTTTGGCCGCTGGTGAAAGCGCAATTGCCTGAGGCAAAACTCAAAGTCATCGGCGGTTATTATCGCTTCCGTTCTTCGCATGGACCTGACGCGCAGGAACTTGATTGGCGAAAGATGGTTGAAAATCCTGAGCATGCATCTAATGATATTGAATTTACCGGAGTTATTTCTCAAAAAGAAATTTCCGATATTCTTTCTGTTGCTTCTTATATGGTTTATCCTTCTGCTTTCCCTGAGACATTCGGTATCTCAACGCTTGAATCGCTTGCCTATAACACGCCATTAATTACTTGCGCATTCGGTGCATTAGAAGAAACTGCCGTTGATATGGCATGCTATAAAGTACCCTATCCAGTAGAACCAAACTGGGCGTTGCCTTGGATTAATACAGAAAGGCAAGCAGCAATCTTTGCAAGTAAAGTTGTCGAAGCATATAAAACGCCATACCTACACCAACAAAAAATGTATGCGTGTAATCAGATCAAGGATATCTGTACATGGGATACAGTTGCACTACAATGGAAACAACACTTCTATAAGTTAATGGGCGACTTCCTACCAATTCATGAATATCGCAAAGTCACTGATATTAATAACCGTGTACATAAAGTATTTGGTCGCCGTTTTCATAACTACGAAGAAGCAACCATTCGTAAACAAGAAGAAAACCCAATTGTAATCATCACAGCAGTATATAATGCAGAGAACTATATCGACAAATGCATTCGCTCGGTTGCTGCTCAGGATTATGAAAACTATCGAATGATTATTATTAATGATGCATCAACTGATCGTACTGCTGAGGTGATTGAAAATACAATCGCTGAAACTGGACTCGAAAACATTGAACTATCTGGAGAAAGACGCCGAATCTTTGAGGTCATTACTCGTGAAAAAAATGTGGGAGCAGTTTGTAATCAAATTTCAATAATTCAATCTAGTTGTTGGTCGGATGATATTGTAATGATTCTTGACGGCGATGATTGGTTAGTGAATAATCCAAACATTTTTAACATGTATAATAATCTATATCATGACGGTGCCGAATACACCTATGGTAGTTGCTGGTCATTAGTTGATAAGATACCATTGATTGCTCAACCCTATCCACCCGAAGTCAAAGCGAATAAGTCATATCGTGATTACAAATTCAACTGGAACTTTCCGTATCCGCATTTAAGAACTTTCCTTGGTAAACTTGCCCTAGACCTAGACACCTCGCTGTTCCAAGACGCGCAGGGCGAATGGTATCGTGCTGGCGGGGATAATGCTACCTTCTATAACATCATTGAACAGGCAGACCCAGAGAAGGTCGTATGCGTACCTGACATCGTATATAACTACAATGACACCAATCCAATCAATGACTACAAAGTTAACAGTAAAGAACAGAATCAAACCGCTGATAAAATCTTAGGAAAAAAATCTGTGAAGAAAATCTTAATTGCTATACCAACAGCGAAGTATATTGAACCCGAAACAATGAAATCAATTTATGATCAAATACTACCAGAAGGATATCAAACTGAATTACAGTTTTTCTATGGTTATCAGATAGATCAGATTCGTAATCTGATTGCTGACTGGATTGTAAACAAAGACTATGATTATCTTTTCTCCGTTGATTCGGATATTATATTCCCGCCTGATACACTGATTCGTTTACTAAATCACGATAAAGATTTGG